TCCACTTGTTCTTTTATAAAAGATTTGAAAGATAACATTAATTATTTTACCTATAGATATGCAACACACTTTGGTTGCCACGAGGGTATTTATAACGGATTATAACACAACCAATCAAACTTGTCAATTGTTCGATTAGATATATAGTGCTCAATAATGTTCGATCTGGCCATTACCGGCCAACCAGCCCCAGAATTTTAACTTATCAAATTCAACCAAATACTGTTTAGGAATAGTAATAAAGTGTGCATGTTCTGTATCCAGACCAGAATTGCACAGGTTTAGGTTTTGATTGATTAAACCTAAATAAACGTCCACTAAAGATGTACACATAGAAAACATCCTGGTGATTAATAGATGAGTTGCACCTTGTTGTGGTTGATTCATCCATGTGGGAATTCTTGTTTTGAAAACAAATTTACCAAATAACCCCTCATAGTCTGCAATATCAAATCTGTCTTCTAATTCAGACCTTGCAGATAATTTAAAGATACGCTTCACATCTTTCAATAGGTTATGTTGTTTTAATGTCTGTAGTGTAAAGAACATTAAAGCATTTTCAGCCATACTTTTTTGGCCATTTACAGACAGTTCTTTCACCAAAGGTTCTTGACTCAAATCAATATATGCATTGACCATACCAGCAATTGTTTCTTTGTCAATCTGTGGAACTTCTCTCACCGAAACATCAGCAAATACAATAACGGCCTTAGGTAACTTATTACGCAAAGATTTTATGGTTGCAATCGTTTGTGCAAACCTATCTGCATCATTAAATACACCCATTGATGGACGTAGTGCGGAGGTTACTATGAAAAGATTTTTATCAGGTATCATAGAAAATCACTTAGGTTATCAGAATCCCGTTTAATGTTAATTGCAATGGCACGTGGATGTGGATTTGAACTGTTGTAGTCATTGATTAGTATACGACTTGCATTTTGTAGGCCATCAATATAACTAAAACTCATAAAACCAAGTTCATATAACATCTGTCTGGTTTCAGCACGATACTGTGGTTCTCTTGCTGTTACGAAAATGAATTGTGCGCCTTTGTCTTGTTGTTGCAAAAGATGATGCACATTTTTAATCAATGGTTCAAATGGTTTCTTGGCTTCCAAATCCAATCTAGACTGTGCCTTAACGATTGTACCATCAATATCACAGAAGATAACCGGACGGTCATTGAATTCAAACCAATCTTGTGCCGTACCAACATCAGTATAGTTTGTAACATATTTGTTGAAAAAGATTTCACCGAATCCCAACATCAAACTAATAACATCAGATACAAAAACTTCGTGGTCATAATCAATAGATTCAAATACAGATTTATATTGTGTTGATGAGGCAAACTTGTATCCACCAACACAGAAAGTATCAGACACAACTTGTTTCTCAACGATATCCGTTATTATATCATGTTCGTTAGCAACCGTAAAACTTTTAGAAGAAAGTTTCTTTAGAATTTCATGTTGTGATATACTTGACACACAAACATAATTTCCTGATTCTACCTTATGATCAAAGAAACTATCACAGTCCTTAATGAAGATGGGAGAATCTTTAATATTAGCAAGTTTTAATATTTCATAAACTGTGTCCGCAGGACCTCTAGTTGGTTTATCCAAAACAACAATATTGATTTGGTCACCAAATTCATGTTTAAGAAATTGTGAAGCTGAATACTTTTCATCATGTTCTTTTAGAATACCAATAGTGATATTAAATTCACCCAAGAATTGTCTAAGTGCATTACGAACCATCAATTCACCTTTATAATCATATAAAAGGTATTTTGGTTTCATGTCGGGAAATCTGGTTGACAGACCAGCTGCTGGTACAATTATTTCCATAATCTTTCAATCTCTTTCATCAAAAATTGGTAATTTGCATCACCAGTTTCACAGTGTTTTAACACTCTAAGTAACATCAATATCAATAAAGCATCATTAAATTCTGAGGGATAAATCTGGTCCAATGCATCACTTAAGGATTTCAATTTTGAATCCAAGTGAACATTACTGTTACGTAGAAACCATTTACATTCCAAGTCTTGTCTTAACTTTGCCAAATCGAATATGAAAGAATCATATTCAATAGTCACAGGATCAATTAGGTGAAACCCAGGATCAGTATATAGAATGTTTTCTAGTGTAAGGTCGCCATGATACAAGGATTGAGGTAAAAGTTTAGGAAGACGGTCTATCAGTTCTTCTTTGGTAAACAGAAAGTCTTTGGGTAACCATGCCAATTTTTCGTGGTAAATTTCCTCATAATTCTTATAACCTTTTACCGTATCTTTGAACCCATCAATCAAATCAGCAATGAATTCATACAGAGATGCAGAGTTATTATGAATCAGATAATTCTTCATATCTAATCCGTGTAGATATTCCATTTCCAAATATTTACCTGGAATATAATCATAAATTCTAGGAACAGGATATCCAGCATGATCTAATACTATCATCCTTTCATGATTTCTATCCACATTTCCAATTTTTAACACATATTTGTGTAACTCATCTTCCATCAAATAGACTTTACTACCTGAATGTCCGTTAAGTTCTTTTAAGATTTTGTCCATTGGTCGTAGTCATCCCTAATCAAAGAGTGCCATGAACCATTATGTGGACCAGGAGGGAAAGGATTATTCATATTACAATATACCAATTTCTCACCAATCAACCCATGTTCATGTAAGTTTGCTCGCATCATATCTTCACCAATGAATTGGTTACCTGCTTCATAATACTTATCTAAGTTCTGGAACGTTGACATGTACTTCATCATTGTTTCTTGTGAACCAAATGCAAACTGGTCATTACCAAAGTCACGTTCCGGTACCATACGACAATTAGGAATATACAACTTGGTATTGTCTAGTTCTTCAAAAGGAATCTTTACATTCAAACCATAATCAGTACGTGATTTAATAACCCAATCATATTCACCATGAACCATCTGAGCAACTTCATTCATTGAATACAACATCCTATACGTGAAACGTGGTGGATGTTTTACTGCATTTGGTGTGTTAGTATATTTGTTATCAAAATCACCCAGTGGTGGAATTTGTGTGTCAATTGAATGTGGTTTGTATAACTCAACAAAACGATTTTGTTCCGCAAACTTCCATGTGTGAATGTAAACATCCACATTATAATGATCTAAGAGGTTACTTTTGTAGAATTCATAACCTTGTTCAAAACTTCTGGCTTGGCCAGAGAAACATAATGCAATTTTCATCTTTGTAAGTATACGGGTATGTGTTCGGCGCACCAAGGTGATTCACCTTCTAATAAACTACGCATCAATAACATGTGTGGACAATATCTATTATCAACGTGTGTCTTAATGTCGTGTTCGGGATATTTTCTAGACCGTAGATATTCAATAAACTGTTCATCGTAAGGTGTAGAATTGAGTTCTTCGTATCTATCAAATAAGAAATAAGGATTTGCAAATTTCATTGGCATGATTGCAAAGATATCTGATATTAAATTATACGATTCTTCGTGTGGTGTAACAACCGATACGATATTATCAAATCTGAATATATCTTTGAATCCAATATCATAACGACAATAAACAACATTCTCATATTCTTTATCAATCAAATTGAAAGCATACTTACGACTATAATTCATCGAAGCGTTTGCTGCCAATTTATCTTGATTAGGTCCTTTTGGATTGGACTCACGTATACGTGTTTCCATTTCTCTGAACCTTGTTTCCAAAGCATCACTAAATTGTTCTTGTATTATTCTTTGTGGTTGTAGTTTATCTTTTACTTCGTGAAATTGCCGACTGTTTTCTTCTTCATCAGCAACACCCCAAAGGTGACAATAAACATCCAAATTATTAATGTCAATGAATTCTTTGATTTGTGGCCAAGTCTTATCAAATGTACGATATTGACCAGACAATACAATACATTTTTTCATTACTTAATCCAGTACCAAACATCACAATCAGTGGAAAGAATTTCTTTGCCAACTTTTGCAGCAAATTCATCTGCTGCTTGGCGAACACCGGCAATAGCATTATAATCATGGCCTGCAAAGATACCACCTTCTTTTAGTTTAGGATAGTAATTTGCACAATCTTTAGTCAATTGGTCATATTCATGTAGACCATCAATAAAGATTAGGTCAAATGAATTATCCAAAACTTGTTTAACGGCATCATCAGAGTATTCACGCAATAGAATAAATCGGTTTTTGTAACCAGAGATTCTATTTGTGAATTGTTCATATACGGACTCACGCTCATTCAAGTTGTTACCATTCCAGTCAACATAGTTAACATAAGGGTCAACACCAGTTAATGTTAGGTTTGGATTACTATCCAACAAGAATTGTGTGGTGTCACCAATATCACAACCAATTTCGAGTACCTTTGGTTCTTGCATCTTTGCAACCATGGCACCAAGGCCATATCCAGAACAACGGCGATGGATGCCGAATGCTTGTGATTCTGTATTAAATGTAATAGTATCGCTCATAATTAAACCTTATATGTAAAATATTCATCGGGGTCATTTTGACCAAATTTTTCTTGCACAAACTTTTTCCATTGTGGAACACGGTCATATTGGTGTACAATTGCAAATTCTGTGCCTTTAGAATTGACAACTTTGCCATCAACAAATTTAGGTTCTTCTTCCAATAAGTTTGGCCTAAACCCCTCAATCTTGGAAGGATCAGCAACTGTTCCTGCTTGAACAGCCCAACCATGTGACATATATGTTTTGAACATAATGTTTTTATATGGTTGTGTATTAATCAATACATTAAAGACAGCTTGGTCTACAATAGGAATAGGACGATTTGTTGCATTTGAAAAAATGTTAAAGACCAAGTCTTTCATATATTCAGAAGAACCGCCGAGTACACCAACATTAAAAATAGTTTTATCTTTAAACAATTCGTGTATATATGGTCCGTAGGCTTGCATCAAATTATCATTACCCCAAGATTCATCTTTATATTTCAAAGCTTCCGAACCGCAAACCAATTGGTGCATATCTCTAACACCAACATTGTTATAGTCTAAAAATTTAAATGCATCTCGTTGAAAATAAACATCTTTCACATCTGTGGTGATGACGTATTCAAAATCTTCCCAATTATGACGTAGATATTCATAGATAGATAAGAATCTTAAAACGTGTACTGGAATGTTTGCCTTTGGCATATCGACCAATTGAAAGTCATGTTTGACTAACCATTCTCTAGTTTCAAATGTTGCATTACCAACACACATAACCTTTTTTGAATCGGGCATTTGTTCATTGATAGACAACACCCAAGGTTTTAGTTCATTGATTCCGTAATTAGTGCAACCACCAATAATTAAGTTTTTCTTCGCCATGGTAAATTTCCATTATATTTTTCATTCATAATCTTGTTGCCGTAATTGAAGAATTCTGGTTTAACGGAACCTTCATTGCCTGCAACTCTATAATGCACAGTGTATTCTCCAGTACAATCATACTTAGGAAAGTGTTGGGACAATACTTGCAACCAAACTCTATCTTGTCCCCAGCCGCCGTGCCATACTTGTGCTAATTTTACTGCAACCTCAGTTTTAATGCAATAACAATTTGTGTCAATATGGTTATAATCACCGGAGAAAACTGGCCATTTGCCCAATGATTCACAGTCGTCATAACATAAGAACTTACCATCTTTGTCATGTATCTGACGGAGCGAATAGGACCAGTCCAGGTTGTTTTCTTCTATGGTTTGTATGCAAGACTGTACATGATGAGATTCCATCGAACAATCTTGATCCAGGTAAAGTACATATGGTGTGTCTATCAGATGTGTGAACGCAGCATAGATGCGGTGTCCATAAAATCCATTTGCACCTACGTTGATTGGTAAATAACAAACATGTAGGTTGGTGCAACCATCATATTCATCAACGATTGGTTTTACCTTACCCTTGTATTTGTCACCATCACACACAACATAGACTTTTGTTTGGTTTTGAGATAGTGCAGTTTTCAAAGCATCATGTAACTCCGGAGAACCCGTAGTTGGTATAATCACTGTCGCCTTCATATCATCCTCTAGTTAGTTTCAGTATTTTTTCTATTTGTTTGTCCAGTGCGGGTTTACGATTAGGCCAAAATATATATTCTTTATCTCCGGTGTCACGGAGTTTTTGTAAGAATGGAACAATCAAAGATTCTAAATCTTCAAGTTTTGACTTATAGTCTTCAATTGGCGCAGCAGCTTTTTCAGCGGCCTTATTAATTCTTGCTTCATAGTCTGCTGCTGATATAGCTGAGAATCCAAAATCATCATCTGTTTCCATATTTTATTTTCTATAATCAATATAATTTACCAAAAGGACCGAATCCATACTTGTCAGCAATATCTTTCTTTTGTGCAATGAACAGTATATTTGTAATCAACTTGTCTCTTTCTTTCTCTTGCAGTTTCAGTATACCATAGAGGAAAGTTAGTTGCATCAACTTAGAATTTGCAGTATGTGGTTCCATCATAAAGACCTTTGTCATATTTCCGACAAACTCTTTACTATCTTTAACTTTAGTTGTTGTTTTTCTATTCACAAAATCAAACATTTTGGAATATTCTTCAACGTCAGCTTTAAATTCTTTGGCTGTCATTGGAAAGTTCTTGTAACTATTCGTGAATTTGACTTTGTAATCTTTTAGAATTTCCGAAACTAAATTAACAGGAGCTTTACCCAAACGTGCTGAAGTACCTGTACTTGCAGTTGGTTCCCATTTCAAGTTATTGAAATCGGATGTACTTGTAGCTTTCATCTGAATCTTGTATACAATCTTTTTGCCATTCTCCATGGCATCAACAAATATCGTAGTGTCTTGTGTACCAAAGGTAAGGCCTAATTTTAGTGACAGGTCGATACGAATTTCTTTTGTGTGAAATACGTAATTTTTACCATCAAGAAATTCCAGTCCACTATCAATGTTGATTTCTTCATAGAAGGCTTGTTTACCCGAAACTTTCTTCAACGACACACCAACAACTTGTCTTTGTTTGAACATTGTACGCAATACAGCATTCAACGCTTGAATATTTTCTGCACGGCCATCGTTTACAATTTTTGTAATTTCTCTAATAACTTTTGGTTCATCTTTGATACACCAAATATCAGCAGGATCCCAAGAATCTTTTTTACTGATGCCGTACTCACTCTTAACCAAATCAGAAATGAATTTCATAAATCCATATTCACGGTTGAATTCTGTGAATCTTGTATTAGAAAATTCTTCAAGCATAGTTTTTTGTTGCATGAAGAAGGTTTGCAACCATTCTTTATCAATCTCAGGGTAAATGCCCTTCTTACCTCCAAGTTCATCATACTTGGGGTCATCCAATATATCTTCCCAACTTTTATATCGAATGTTATCTTTCAAGGCACGGCGAAGTATCCAGGCCGAGCCTAGTTCTTGTCTACGGGTTGCTTCTGCTGCTGAAAGTTTTTCTGTTGCCATAAGGTTATTTATCTGATAATCTGGATATCTTTACCTGAAGTCCAAATCTCTAGTTCTGTTCGCAATCGACACTCATTATGTAGTGTTGCATAACGGTTGACAGCCTTGTTTCTCCACCATTCAATCAAGTTTGCCAGTTTGTGTTTTTCATAGTTTTCACCTGGAATAAGCACGTCCGTCTTACAGTTGATGTAATCTTTTATGTTCTTAAAACCATAATCAGAATGGTAATAACGTTTCTGCTCTGTCAACCCTTTGGCCTTTTCAATCGTTGTTATGAATGTAGTACCTTCAGTTGTACCTTTTAAAGATGCCTTTACTAAGGATATAATCTTTAAGGTAGTCTTAAGTTTCTTGCTAGAAGCATCAACCTCCACGATTTCACCAACTTTACTCTCCACAAAGTTTCTTAGGTCTTCGTATGGTTTTCCATGCATCATGGGAATAAAATCTGAATCAGTTAGACCGTTGTATCTAATATATGGTTTCATACCATCATACTGTGATACTGTCTTAGAACTACCATACAAACTGGTAGTCTCAAACAAACACAAATTCATTCCATATTTTTTATTAATGATTTCACGGACTTCATGTGAGGTGCAAATCGCCGCCAACAACTTACCACCAAGGTAGTTGAATCCAAAAGGTTGTGTTGGCACGATAACAAAACCCATCATTGCAGAGTCATTGAATCGTTTGGACCACTCAGGTTGTTGTGTAAACACTTGTCCTAGTAATTCATTACGAGGTTTCATGTTGATTACTGGAGAACCAAGACGAATGAAACCAACCCATTTATTGGTATTGGTTTCTCTGACACCCAATCTAATTTGGCGACCAACAGGTGAAATGTTAATATGTGATGATGTAATATTGAGTAAGGTTTCCCATTCAGATTGTGGCATACCAACAACCTCAAAGTTCATGTCCTTTGGATGCATGGTAAAATCTGAAAACAAATCTTCTTCAATTGGAAAAAGAGGATTAGTTGGCAAGTCAACTAAAGATGCCATCTTTTGGTCCCTCATGTATTCATCAATACGATTGAAACTACTAAAATAATCCTCAAACACCTTTGCACAATGCAAGGCTTCATCAAACTTTAAATCCATCAAAATTCTTCTTCGCAGGTTTTTCACGGTCACCAAATGTATTTAACGGTTTGTCTTGACCAGAATCAGTCAAACCATCTTGTGCTGATTGTTCAATATCATACAACCTCATCTTTGATCGGTCAATACCAAGTGTGAATCGTTTGTAATAACCTGGATCATTATAACGATTCTTCAATTGTTTGACCATAATTTGTCCCATTTCTTCCAGTTCTTCGGATGAAATGAGAGCAAACATCAAGTCAGCTGTCGCAGGCAAACCAAAACTCTCACTGGTGTCTTCGAGTCCTGGGTCGGAACTTGAAAAACCGGATCTTGTGGTCTGGGTTGCAGATACAACTGGTACATCGAATTCAACTGCAAGACCTCGCAGTTCTTCGGCAATGGCCTTGACATATGTATAGGAATTAATATTGGCTCCGGCTTTGATTCTTGAAGAACAACAGATATTGAGATAATCAATAAAGATAATATCAGGCACAAAGTTCTTTTTAAGATTGAGTTCATTAAGTAGTGTCCTGAAATGTGTTGATGAAGCAGAGGCGGTTGGATATTCTTTGATGATTAATTTACCAACAGTTTTTTCACGGAGTTTGTTGATTCGTTTATCATATAGTTCTTTAGATAGGTTAGACAACTCATCCATGGTTACATTCAACAGGTTTGCATCTATACGTTCAGCAATTCTTTCTTCTGACATTTCCATAGTAATGTACAGGACGTTTTTACCCTGTGACATACAACCAGCTGCTACGTGACACATAAAAAGAGATTTACCCACGCCAGTACCAGCAAGAGCAATGTTGAGTGTCTTAGTGGGTAGACCACCTTTTGTAATTTTATTAAAGAAGTCCAAGTCGAATGGGATTCGTTCTTCTTGTCTGTGATAAAATTCATATCGTTCATCGGAGTTCTCCAAATAATCATGACCAACAGAGTTGTCGAAACTTACAGCCAAGGCATCCGATAATAGAGTGGGAATCGCACCTTTCTCGGAGCTTTTGTCCTTCCCGTCAAGTATAGAAATTGCCCCCAATACAGCATTGTATATGGCCTTTTCTTGGCAGAACTGTTCGGTTTTGTCAATAAGCCATTGAAGTTCTGATCTTTCCGATGCAGTTTGTCTAATCTCTTGTAGATTAGTTTTGCATCTTTCCACTTCGTCATCTGATAGATTTCGTTCTTCTTGGACGGCCAATTCAATTGCTTCAATCGAAGGTGGCACATTGTAATCTTGTACAAACTGGTTGACCGCTTTGTACACCTTGCGGTCGGAATTCTCAGAGAAATATTCGGGTTTAAGAAACGGGAGAACTTTCCTGGTATACTCATCGTTGTAAATCAAATTCTTGAGAATCGTCTGTTCCAGTCTCATCAATAATATCCTGTTCTAAGTTACCTGACATTAGTTGTACCAAAAGGTCACCAATGTAGTTTTTAAAGTCACTATCTTTTTCCAATTTCTTGGGCTTCATAAATGTAGATTCTAACACATCATAAGCAAAAAGTAAATAGACCTGGTCATTTTCTTCTTTAAATTTTACTTTACCATATTTGTATATGGTATCTTTGTATGGTCCTTCCAAAAATTTGATGTGAACCGTGGTCGCATCATCCTTTGGGTAAATAAAACAATAATCTATACCCTCAATCATTTAAGCACCATTCATTGTTTCTACATCAAAGGTCTGGTCAATATCGGTTTCCATAATATTACCATTTGCAATTTGATATTTGTTTTCGATAAATTCACGGAAAGATTTTTGTTTCAAAATGGGCATCCAGAATTCTTTGGTATCAGTATCTTTAACACGATACTTTTTATCTTCAACTTCGCCGGTTTCTACATTACAATGTGAGTACCAACCATTGGATGGCTTAACCACATGTTTGGACTCAACCGCAAGGTCCAAAAGACCAGACCAAGTGCTGATGCCGCCATCAAAAGATACAGAGACAGGGATTTTAGATTTTTCTTTGACATAACGAGACTTTTCAACGTTGATAATAAAATTGTATCCAGTGATTTCGGTGCCTTCTTTTTCTTGTTGACGACCCAAGATGAAGATGTTGTCGGCTGAATAATAAGAACCTGTGCCACCACCAACGATAGCTTTAGGGAACATACCAATTTCCATGTATGTGTGGTTTACAACAACCATTGGAATATCTTTCATGGACAGGTGTGGTGTAACCATTCTGAACAACGACTTCACCTGTTTAGCACGAGACATATCAGCAACTGATTTTTCTGCCAAGGCATCCTCAACTTCTTTTTTGGATGCCAAATTGCCAATCGAATCAATCACAATAATTAATTTATCACCTCGCTCTAATTGTGTCAACTGA